GTATCTTCAAAGTTTGGAAACTTAAAGTTGAAATGGTACTCAAAAAACGCCATATCAAACTTAGCGTTATGAAATACTACGGACTTTCTTGAAAAAAGTTCTTGCAGAAGGCTTTCGGTCTCGTCATTAAAGCAATCGGTATCAATATAAGCACCACGAACGCCGTCAAAGCACAAAGAAATACCAAGCATATGGCCGTCACGAGGATATAAACCAGTAGTTTCTGAATCCAAGGCCACGAAAGTTCCTGAATGAGCGATTGCATCTCTGATATAATCATTTGCTATCTCCGTATCTTGTATTCCAAAAGCAATACTCTCGTCTATTACAGCATCCTCGATTTCGCCTCGAATATATTGAATTATACTTGTTTTTGAATCTTCCCACGTTCTGCGAGCTTCAGGCTTAAAAGCAAGCATCGCAGGATTAATTACAGGCAGAAATTTACCCTCTACCTTTTTACCGGAATATTCTGTTACTGAATTAATTTTAGTAAAATATTTTAGAGCATCAGACCCTACAAGAATAACCCAGTCATATTCGTCTGGGTTCATATCAAGGTCTACATCTCTTTTCAATACTTTTTTAATACTTGGGTCTGAGCAGAGCTGAAACTGGTCAAACTCAAATGCATTGTCAAACTCTTTCTTAAAATTGGTTCTACTACTTTTCGTCTCTACTAATGCGACGTTAGGCATATAACTTCCTCTTTAACTTGTCAATTTGAGAATCGGTAAGTGCTCCAGGGTCTGTTTCTTTTAAGTGAATATTTCTGGATACGAGATCAACTTTCTCGCACATACCTTTTATTTTTTCTGCTGCCTTTTGGCCTGCTTCATCTCCGTCAAAGAAAATATCAATATGAGTAACTCCTTGCATTGCTAACATTGATAGTTTTTCTTCACTGATATTATTTGTTCCAAAACAGCATACTGCATTTGTTAATCCTTTATCGTGCAAATTTATTGCATCGAAAATTCCTTCAACTAAAATAACAGTGTCTTTTATAGGTTCCACAACAGGAAACAGGGGCATCTTTGCGCCCCTCGGAGTAATCATGTACTTAGGTACTCCTCCAGTCATGTGCCTGCCATTAAAGGCTGCAATCTTTCCTGATATATCGCGTATTGGAAATACTACTCTACCTATATGGTCAGTATCGTGATGCTGAAAGGCTTCAAACTTTCTATAAGTCTCTGGCTTTATATCTCGCCAGTTACCAATATAAGGCATATAACCTTTAGGGAAAGCCAAGCCAACACTTGAGGCCATTTTCTCCCGTATCTTCCTTTTTAAATTTTCTCTTTTTAGCTGTAATTGATTTGCTTTTTCGCCAAAATGATAGAAAATATTTCCTTTGAAACCACACGAAAAACACTGAAAGATTCCTGTGATTTGGTCAATTCTCATACTAGGATTGCCGTCATCGTGGTCAGGACTTACACAGCGTACTAGGAAGTCTTTTCCTTTCGGTACAAAGTATACTTCTTTCTCATTCAGTAGTTCTTCTACGTTCACTCGGGTTCCTCTAGAACTTCAAACGTTTTTATATTAAACTCTAAACATTCTTCTAAGTAGTGATAATATTCTGCATCATCTTTGTCTAAGAAGGTATAAATGGCAGACAATTTTGCCATATATGTTTGAGCTTTTGTAAATTTTTGTTCAATCAGCGCCTTTTCAATTGTATCAAAATACTCTTGTGCTAAAGAAGTCATCGTCGCATCCTCGCCAAATCTTTCATCTGTTCTTCATCAATTATCGGTACAGCATTAGATTTGTGCATGGTTCCAATACCTTTAACAAGGGTTCCAGTGTATTGTGGCGGGACCACTTTAGCGGCAACTCCATTTGTATCGGGCCGTGAAGGGTACTCTCGTGTTTCACGTCGGTAATGATCTCCTGTATCGAGGGGGACAAACCCACTCTTATTAAAAGTGTTTTTCTTTCTATAACTTTTCTTTTTTCTGCCTGAGACAGTGTATCCCATTGATCCATAAATTACTCCCATTAGTAAAAACTCCGACAATCCTAACAATTAGATATTATACTACAAAATACTGCTGAAGTCAAGAATTATTTATCCCAGTTGAGTTCATATATATTTCCATTGAATCCTTGATAATTGTAACCTGTTGGAAGTTTGTCTGAAATTAACTCAATGTCTCCATTATCATACCGAAGATTTGCTAGCAGGAAACTAGATGCCTCTGCAATAACAGAGATGTTATATCCATACTGCTTGATTCTAGCATTACTACAATCAAACCCTCCTAATACAAGATTATACATTACAAGCCCGGCATTCCATAAAGAAACGTGTCCTCCAACAATCTCGTGTTTAAGAGGAGGAACAGTTATACAAATGTATTTGCTTGCTAAACTTCTGCACTTTTTTACAAAGCTATTTACATTAAGTTGATGCTCCATTACGTGAGAACACCATATCAAATCAAACTTTTCATCTGGCGAATATAGCATTATATCTGTAGCAATGGCGTCTTTATAGTGAGCAGCAATATCTATTGAAGTTACTTCTTTTCCTGCTGCTTTAAATGCTTCTGAATGCTCACCAGTGCCACATCCAATATCTAATACTGAATTAAACTCTAGATTATTTATACAGTAATTGAATGCTTCTGTGCCAAATAACATTATAATAGTTCCGTTAGTCTTTTCATTGTACTTTGATAGTCACTACACGCATATTCTGTACAATACCAAGTAAGCCAAGCACGAGAAAGCTCTTTGCTCCACCAATTTTCTACAGTAGACAGTGCATGGTTCAAGCGCATAAGATGATTTAAGTTATAGGTAATCCAATGATACTCAGGATACCCGTAAGAGATTATAGGCACATCATAGAGTAAACACTCTACGCCTGCCGTACTATTCTCCAAGATTGCTACTTTTGTTTTTGGCAGTATATCATGTATAGAAGTAAAGTCATAAACTACTGTGACTCCATTTTTTTGCCAAGTCAATATATTTCTGTAGTATGTAGTGTCCCAGCTCTCTTTTGAAGAACGTTCTTTTAAATATGGATGTAGCTTTACTACAATTGTTTCTGAAGTGTGTTCAATTAAATACTCTACTATAGATACTAGTTTTGTCCAATGATTACCAAATGAAAATTTTGTAACAGTTTCATCCCCGGGCATTTGTCCGAGTACGAGAATGTGGTCTCTTGGTATTGGAGTAAAAGCTATTTTTTCACAGTCTTTTTCGTACCAATGCAATCCTGTCCACTTATTTGACTTTTGCTGTATGAGTGTCTGTACTTCAGTCTCAAAAAAAGAATCAGTTTCGGTACTTTCAAAATCTGGCTTGTCATAGCTAATAGAAGAATGACAAGCATAGCCAATAGGATCTATAGTAAAATACTTTGAAGAAGGGCCAGTAGGTTTCCAAAAGAGTGGAGACCCCGCTACTGGGTTATTCAATGCATAAATATGAGAATGATTATATATAGAAATGTCAGGGTCAGGATGCTGACCTCTAACAAAAGGAAGAGCAGAACCCGGGATTTGTATGCTACTGTCCACAATAACCTTGTGTCCCAGGTCCTGGCATGAATTTACTATATGAAAAAATGCTGAAAACCAAGGAGCATCTTCTAGCTTATAGTAACGATCTCCTACAATATTTATTTTCATAGGTCATCTATTTCTTCACCCGTCTTATGGGTGCTATCTTCTTTCTGGTCAGGGGTAAGAGCAGAGTCGGGACCCATCTTTAAAGTTTGCCAGTCCATAGTAGAAGTAAAATCCTTGGGTTCATTATTTCTAATTTTTACGCATTTAAACGTAACACACTGATCTTCGTGACTCCAAGGTTCAAGAGCAAATGCAGCATCCGCGGCATCTAAGATACCTTTTGCAAATCTTGCTTCACCTGTAGCATCCGTTTGATACGGAGAAAATACAGGAATTTTATACTCTTGGGCCATAGATTTTAAAGCCTTACTTACTTCTATCTGTTCGGTCCAATCATATTGTCCTGCGCGTGAAGGCGTGTTTGAACGCTTCACTTGGTTAATATAATCAACTATAACTACGCCAATATCCATAGAAGATTTTACTTTCATTTCTAGTTCTGAACGTATCTTTCCGAGAGTTAGCGAAGGATCGTATACAACATCTAGTTGCCGTTCAGGAATCAACTCACAAGTAGTTGTAAGTTGTTTGTGAAAATCTTCAAAGCTACGATGGTCTTTGTAGTCGTGTAACAACTCTTGACCTCGCTGGAATCGGCCAGCCCACCACTCTGCTACATACTCCCATTCAACTACACTAAGATTCTTTGAACGAAGCCTGGCTTGCGGTATCCCCGTTGCGATTGAACACAAACGCTGAAGAATGGAACGAGAGTCCATTTCAATAGTAAAATAAATGGCAGACTTGCCATTTTGATACACACTGTTTGCAATATTCGCACAGGTAAGAGATTTCCCTGCGCCTCGCCGTCCACCAACAAGAATCAAATCCTTCGGGGAGAATTGAATTTGATCGTCGTATTCTGTGTTCAAGCCAAGGCGCAGGTACTTTCCAAGCTCTTCTTCATCTTCGAAAAGAGAAATACGTTGCATACTCTCTTTCGGATCTTCAAGTTCAACTTTATCTTCCACACGCATAATAATGTCGTGTAGATGTTCAACTGATTCTTCCGCATCTTCAAATGAAATTGAATGCTCAACATAATCCTCAAGTTCGCGTAGAATCTCGCGCTGGGTAAATTCATTTTTTAGATACTGAAGTAGAACGAAGGGTTCTGCATCAATTTCTACGCTCTCAATTGCATATAGCTTTTCAAGAGTCGGCCCATCACGAGTAGCTAACTTAAGTTCTTCCATGCTCGGTAGACTATGAAAAGTTTCACAGTGCTTGTCAATACTTGAAAATATACTGTGATACTCACTGGGCAAGTAGTGCTTACGCACGTAACTCCAGGTCTCAAAGTCCTGCAGCAAAAGTACTTGCTTTATGAGCGCACTAGATACGTTCAATTATTTCTCCCCGAACATGAAAAAACAACCGTAACGACCCCGCTACGGTTGTCATAGAAAAATTACTGATTACTCAGCAGCTTTTTCTTTCTTTGCAGCTCCGTCATAGTCAGAGGCAACAAGGCCACGACGAGTCAGCATAGTTTTGACACCACGGGCAGTTTTGCCAATGGTTTCTGCAATGGCTTCAACAGTCATAGCAGAAATGTCACCCAGCTCTTCAAGAGGATCTACCCTAGAAGAACCTTTGGTGGTTTCTTGACGCGGAATCGCATCAATGTCACCAGAACGAAGCAGGCTAAGAGCCTTACCACGAATGCTGTTTACTGTACGGTTCAGAGCGTCAGCGATTTGCTCAACAAATGCGCCATCATTTACCATCTTGACAAATGTTGCTTCTTCTGCGTCAGTATATGACTTAACTGTCTCTACCTTAGGAGTGGGCTTAACGTGGGCCGTCAGCTCCATAGACAGAATTTTACCTTGAATAGACTTAGCTGAAAAAGCTCCGCCTTCAAAGTGCTCAGCGATTTGAGCATAGGTGTACTCGCCACTATTGTCAGAGACAAAAGCAGAAAGAGTAGCCTCTTGCTCGGGGCTGAAAGACTTGGATGCGCGAGTAGAAGCGAGTTCTACATCGTAACCCATTTTACGCAGCTTGCTAGAAACTGAACGAGTGGAGGTCTCCAAACGGTCAGCAGCTTCAGCTACAGTTTCTTGTGATACGGGCGACTCGTCACCAACCATTGAAGTCAGTTGCGCAGTACGCTCGTCAGTCCACTTAGGAAGTGCCATATTATTCTCCTAGAAATTCTAATATGTTTGTTATGATAATTACGCCAGAGTCTCTGGCTTGTTTAGTTTTGGCGGATTCAATACCGCTCTCATTTATTAAATGAGTTACATCTTTCGTAAGGCTACTTTTTACAACATAGCCAGCTTTCTCTAGTTGAGATGCGGCGTCAGCCTTTGTACGAAAAGAGGTAAGTTTTCCACTAATACATACAACTCCTTG